GTGACACCGTGAATGGTGAGGCGACCCCACATCGTTGCAATCTCTTGCTCAATGTTGGAACCGCCACGCCGAATGGTGGCCTTGTGAATGTGGATAGCTGGGCGACCTTCAATCCAATCGCATGGCTCCCAAGTCCATTCAGGATCTACTTCAATAAGGATACGGGTGACATCGGCGTGACCTACGAAGTCAAGCTGTGCGCCACCTTTCTCGAGTTTGCCGACAATCTTTTTGTCCGGCACTGCCCAATCATTGAGGGCTTTCAGTAGTGGATGCTTTTCCATTTCACTTTCCCTTTCGGTTGATACGCAACACACGGAATGTGCTGCTCTTTTCGTATTGTTTTACGATCTCAGGATGCGCCAGCGTTAATGCTTTGGTATCCAAACTGGTGCGGGTCTGTTGTTTCCATGTGACAACCTGGTTGCCATCTACGGTGCCGATAGTTGCGTTACCTAATAGTTCTGCAATCAAAGCTTTGAGCCGATCTTCTTCTTGTCCCCAATGATCCTTATGGATTTTGGCCTTATCAAGTAGGTCAATCAGTTGCCCAACTTGGCTACCGATTTCTATGGTTTCATCCTGTGGCATGGAGTAGATGGTTTGGATATGGTCATATGCAAACACGACACCTTCGGGTGCTTCGCCTTTACGGATCGCGGCGAGGAACTCTTTGGCGGCTTCAATATGGTTACGTTTCATTTCCCAGTCAATGACCTGTACATAGTTTTTGAAGGTTTGTGACCGGTCAAATACCCACCAGTTGATTTCGTCTACGTCAGCGCAGATGGCTTGCTGTACGCCTTGGTAGAACCAATGTGGTGGGAGCCAGCCTGACCATTCGTGGGTGGTGGTTTTGATTTCATGCACTGATCCGTCTTCACCGATACCGTCAAGGGTGGCGGTTAGGTGAACTATCTCCTCATCGAATGTGTGAATGACATCGGGTGTGGTGATTGGTGCGCCGTACCGGTCTGATGCCCAGGCAATTAGCGTTGGTTCAAGACGGTTGCCACGTTCCATTGCTTCGCTCTGTTCAGCTGGTTGTGGTGCGCTGTCTGACATCAGTTCGGCAGCGAGATCCGCACGGGATTTGTACGGGTGTACTTCGTAGATTGCGGCACAGTCTGATGCTGCAAGTCGGCGTTCACCGTTTGGTGTTATCCACCGCTGGCGTAGCCAGTCAACTGAGCCGTGAGGATGTTTTGGTTCTGTGTTATTCATTTGCCCTTCTTTCTAGTAAATGGAAGTTACATAGTTTTATGGTTGAAGTCAAGGCTTGATGCAAGCCGTGTGACATTCCTAATCATTACCGTAGGGATGTGACATACATTCGACACCATCTCAGGTGGCCATTCTTCGCTGTGAATGTAGCCCGACACCAGGGTTAGGTGATCCTTAAGCTTGTTGGGCCATATGAACCCGACATTGAGTGCGATTGTTGGTTCGGGTTCGTAGTCTTCGGTGTCTGTCCAGCCGGTGTCACCATCAAATGCGTCAACCCAGGTGACAGCAACCAGCTCCCATTGCGGTGTGTCATTCATAGGTTTTGTCCTTTTCAGGTTCCGTGTCCCGTTCGCCACGGCTGCTACAAATTGAGCAACGCTGGTTTTCCCTTTCGGGCCAGGTGACATCACAGACGGGGCAGATCAGCCATGCTTCCATAACTGCCCACGATACATCATCTGTCCGTCACGGATAGGGACAAGTTCCAGGTTGAAAGGGGAGTCGCCTTCTTGATAGGTGACCACAGCTAGCCCTTGTTGCCAGTTTTCGGTGACTGTTAAGGGTCGACCATCTAGGTCTATGCCACCTTTAGTTGAGGGTACTGCTCCGTCACAACGGGCGAGACATCCTGCTGAGGCTGCGAGGATGGTTTTGGGTCCGTCATAATCTTCACGGGTTTGTTCTGCCCATTCCCTGCGGTGAACGTGACCGTACAGTACGGATGTTTTCTCATGGGCGAGATATTGGTGGGCTGTGGATCCGTTGGATTTCGCTTTGGTTCCGTGGATGCACCTAAGTTTTTGGTTAATCCACACTTGTCCTGCGGGATACCCAGGGTGGTAGGTGATTCCGTATTCGTCAAATCGGCATAGGAATGGGACTGACAGCACCGGCCAACCTTCGGGTTTGCCACCCTGCTTTAGTCCGAAGGCGGCTTTGGCGTTGTCTAGCAGGTAGTTAACTAGCCGTTCTTCGTGGTTGCCGGCAAGCCATGAGATTTCGGCGTTGGGTGCGGCATCTCGAAGTCGGGCAACTAGTTCGGTGGCGTAGTCAATGGCGGCTTGGGTGGTTTGTCCGAAGGCTGGGGACAGTCTGTATTTACCCATTTCGGGTAGGTCTAGGTTGTCTCCGTGCATCACAATTTTGGCTGGGTTCAGCTTTTTGAGTAGGGCTATGGACAGGTCTATAGCCACAGGGTCGTGAGTCGGCTCTAGATTGCCATCTGTTCGCCTGTAGAACCCAATCTGCATATCGGGCAGGATGACCGCCGTGAGCCAATCCTGGGGCTTCTCAGAGGTTGCCTTGCGGGGTGGCAGTTTATGGGCTGGACCCTGCTGAATGACCGGCCACTGTGGTCCTGTCTCCCAGGCTGGCGAGAATTGGACACCCATCAGGTCATGGATCTCTGCTTCGCCTTCCTCATTTTTGGTTAGGGACTGGTAAACCGACACCCGTTTGATTTGTCCGACTTCGTTGATGTCAATACCTTGGCGGTCAAACAGGTCAACTAGTTTGCCGAGCTTCTCTAGTTTGGCTGTCTTGTCAGCGGGCGGTGGTGGGGTGATATCTAGCGGCATATGCAGTTCCCTGTCAGGTGTCGGCGCAAAGTGTTTTCAGCTACATCGTAGCCTTCGTTTGCGAGGATGCTTCTGAGCCACGAATATGTGTACCCATTTTGTTTACCGATGGCGGGGGCGACTGTGTTGAACGCTTCCCGATCATCGTCTGTCATTGTGCTGAGCATTGTGCCGATTACGCATCGGCGGTTGCTTTCAGGTGAGTGGTTTTGTATTTGATCTTTGAGTGACATTTGCTTCCCTTCTGTATCCACAGACACCATTGTTATTTGTGGATATCTAGAAGTCAAGCATTAGTGATCTTCGGCTTTATGCTTTAAGAAGTCTTCCTTCAAAGAGTCTAGCTTTTCGTCATGGCGATCCAGCTTGGTGTCTATGCGGGTGATGGTGTGCATCATCAGGTCGTTTGATTCCCCTGATTCGCGGCGGTGCCGTTGCAGTAAGGCCACCATCACGGCTCCGATAAGACCGATGAGGGCAATGACAATCCCTTCGGTAATCATTCGTCATCTTCCGGTAAAGCCAAACAGAGGCACAGGAATGAGCAGATAGCCACAAGGGAGATCATTATTGGCACCATTAGATTTTGATTCCTAACGCTTCGGCAAACTTGGCCCATTCGGTTTTGACAAGTTTGGTTGGGTTGTTTGCATCAGATAACTGCCAATGCCATGCCTCATATTCGGGGTTTGGTTTCCACAGATACTTCGGTGGGCCTTGCAGGAAGATCCCATACTTGGGTGCGTTACGGCACAGCCAATCGTAGACGGGTCCTGTGATTAGAAAATCCTGGGCGCAAGCCCAGCCGTGAGGACTTGTGCCAGGGCTTGCTGAGGGGCTGGCACCTTGGTTGAGGAAGTAGGTACGCCCGTTGTATTGGCGGGTGATTTGTGGAACTCGACCTGTGGGTGTTAGCGAGTAGCGAGAGAAGAACAAAGCTTCTTGTGCTTCAAAGGATCGGTAGCCACCTGATACGGCTTTGAGTGTGATGCCATCACGTTTGGCGTGGTCATACATCAGGTTGAAAGCGAACACTGCACCGCCATACCAGTTGATATCAAACCATGCTGTGCCACCGCAGGACAGTTTCGCTATCTTGTCTGCCGGCAGTTTGCCGTTGTCGTACTGTTCTAAACGGTGCGGTACAACTAGCCGTTTGTACGGGTGACCTGATGCAACGATGCCCACATCAGCCGCCTTCTACCGCTTCTGCTACTTCCTTTGCTGTGAGGCGGCCATCTGCTGCGGCATTGGCAAGGTTGTTTACGACAGCGATGAGATACATGACAAGGGTAGTTCCTGCTGTAACCCAGGTGGATACATCAAAGATGAACGCTGTTGAGATGACACCGATGACAACCATTGCCATGTTTGCAGCAAACTTTACGAGGATCGCTTTGGATGTCACTTGGACTCCAACGACTCAACACGGGCTTCCAATGCCTCTAGTTTGTTGTAAAGGTCACGGATCAACTGCTGTTGCGCCACGCACAAACGCTCGTAAGCAAAGTAGTCAACCAGTCCGTTTTCATCTCGACCAATGAGTTCGGTCAGTCCTGACTGTTCGGCTTGTTCAGCTATGAAACCGTAGTTCCATCCTGCGTCATCACCGTAT